TGAACAATAGCATACTCGTGGTGCGATGGCAAGTAGCCGAATCGCAAGCGAAGATGCGTGAGTTGGGGGCGTTAATAACGCGCCCAGTCACGCAATCCTTCGCATGATGGGTAAGAGAGGGCGTTGTTATCGGACACTACTACATGGGTTATAGTAGAGCGACGCCTTCTTTCAAATATGTCCCCGTGGTTATTTGCCTAGATGGTTTGGATTTAAAGGCTCGTGAGGAGCCAAATCCATACATGGGTGAGGATGGTTTACCAATTTTTACAGTGACTAAAGAACAGTATGATAAGGAGTATCTCACTATCTTTGGTCCTTGTTTCACTTTAAAAGACGTGTGGTTTCCAGGCAGTGGTGCTTTGGAGGCTAAAACTGGAATGGCGAGGATGTTAGTTAACAGGAAACCAGAGGTACCTGGTTTTCATGAGCGCTTAATATCCAACCAAACCGATATTGCCACAAAATTGAGATGTGGTTTACATGGTTTTAAGAAGCATTTTGAGTCTAGAATTAAGAGAGACTTGAAACAAGATGGTTTCCCAAAATGGTTATTTCAACCTCATGCTAGTAGAAGAGCAAGAGTAGAGATGGCTATTATTAATGAGACGTTCGGTCACGATTTCCAAGGAGATCGTAAGAATGCCGAATATGGTTTTAAACCAGGCGAATTTTTAGCACCAGAGAAGAAGCGTTGCGTTACAGACTTGGGTTTGGCGCGTACAAACGCTACTGGTTGGATGTGGAGCAGTATTAAGGAAGCGTGGTCTGGAGCATATGCTCACGGTAACTACGTGTTCGAATTTATCGCTGCGCCAGTTAAAGATAAATTAAAGTGGTTGTTTGAGCAGCTTAGGGATGTGCCACAAGGTATGTGTTACATGTTCTATTTCTCAGACGACAATACGTTCGCTGTCAGGTGTAGTGATGGATGGTACTTGTGCAATGGTGATATTAAGCAGTGTGACGGTTCACACTATGATGTATTCTTGGATTTAATAAGAGATTTTCTGAGATTTAATATCGATGGTTCAAAGAATGAGCATTATGAATGTGTTACCCGTGCATTCACATATTTGACCAAACCATTAGTTTTCAGAAACAAACATAACAAGAAAGAGAACGTAAAGTATGAGTTTAAGAATGCTCGTATGTACACAGGTTTTACAGGAACCACTGTGGTTAATAACTTTGCTTCACTTGTTATTGGTTTGAGTCTGCAGAAATTAGTGCCTAATCCAGGAAGTATTACGAAAGCCGAGTTTGCAAAGGCCTATGTTCAAGCTGCAGAAAACGTTGGGTATAGAGTTACACCCAACGAGTGCGAATTTTTAGAAGATGCGCAATTTCTGAAGCATTCCCCCGTCTATGTGGATGGGCGTATAGAAGTAGTGATGAACATGGGAGCGTGGGTTAGAGGTTGGGGCATGTTTAAAGGCGATCTACCGGGTAGAGGGCCTCTAGAAGCAAGAGCTAAGACCTTTTTGAGTGATGTCGTAGAATCAAGGGCCAATTGGGGCAACCATGATTTTTATAAAGGAATGCAAAAGCACTGTATACCCAAGAAGTTACGAGTGCGGATGACGGGAAAGCAGTATGCTGCTAACTTGATTGCCAAAACTACCGGAGAAGTCGGTGTTTACATTCCACCAGAGGCCATTTGCGTTAGGTATAGGTTACCCGTAGATGAGTTTCTAGATCTGTGCGACCAGGTCTCAAGAGCAACTACACAGGATCGAATCACACATCCAGCTGCTCAAATCATGTATAACAAGGACTATGCATGAAAAAGAGGAGGAGGTACCCTCTCCGTTCTCAGTCTAATGTCAG